TGCTCAATGCTTTCGGTGGGATGATTGTTCTCGGTGTGAAGCCACAGATGCAAAAAGAGTTCTACGCAACTGTCAATCCGTACATGCGTCGTATGCTGAAGAAAATAGTTCTTCCTTGGCTGCCAGAAATGGTATTCGAGCGTCGTGATATAGAGATGTCCACAAAGCAGAAAAAAGCGTACGCCCAGATGCGGGACACCATGATAGCTGAAGTTGAGGGTGGGGAGATACTCACTGCCCCCAGTGTGCTCACCCAGACAACAAGACTTCTGCAGTTTGCAAGTTCCTTTGCCGAGATGACTTACAACCCTGAGACAGGTCAAGAGAAAGTCCTCCTCTCTGGGCCCTCTTGTAAAGTTGACGCTGTCATGGCCGACATCAAAGCTAATGACTTCGGCGAAGACTCCGTTGCGGTTTGTGCTGTCTCCCGGCAACTTATTTACCTTCTCAGTGCTGCCTTGACAAAAGCTGATATCAAGCATGGACTCATCACTGGAATGCAAAATGAATACGAGCGTCAAAAGGCAGTGGATGATTTCCAGAGCGGCCTCACTAAGTGGATTCTTTACACCGACAAAGCTGGTGGCGTGGGTATCACCCTCACCGCAGCTCGTCGCCTCATCATGCTCCAGCGCCCTTGGTCCCTTGTAGACTACAAGCAGGCTATCGACCGTGTGCACCGTATCGGCTCAGAAATTCACGACTCAATTATTGTGACCGACTACGTTACCGAGAACACAATCGAAGACAGGGTTATCGACGTTCTCGGCAATAAGGCAGATAGCTTTGATGAGGTTGTCCGCGACCGCGACAAGCTTCTAGCAATGCTCAAGGAAGAGAGGGATAAAAAATCATGAGTGAACCAATAAAAATTAGTAATTCAGAGATTCAGACGTTCAAAGACTGCCGAAGAAAATGGTGGTTCCAGTACTACCGTCGCCTCAAGCCTAAGCAAAAGCAGTACACTGGGGCCCTGGCTCTCGGTAGTCGCGTGCACGAGGCACTCGACCAGTACTACTCCACCGGAAAGCCCCTCCTCGAGGCGTACGCTGGGCTAGTCGAGGACGAGAAAACCATTCTGTTAGCAGAGTTTCGTGACGTTGACACACTTGAAAAAGAGGCCGAGCTGGGGCGTATCATGCTGGACGGCTACCTTGAATGGGTTGAGGAGGAGGGTATCGACTCCGAACTTGAAATGATTTCCACGGAAGAGATAATCTCTATGCCCATGTTCAATGGGGAGATTGAGCTCCAGGGGAAGCTAGACATGCGTGTTCGGCGCAAGGCTGATGGTGTCCGCATGTTCCGAGACTTCAAAACTGTGGGGGGCTCCCTGAGTGACTTCGCCCAGCTAGCCCCCATGAACGAACAGATTATGACGTACATGTTGCTCGAGCAACACCAGAACGGAGAGGGGGAGCGCTCCGAAGGCGGAATCTTTACATTGCTAAAGAAGGTCCGTCGCACTACTGCGGCTCGCCCCCCGTTCTATGACCAGTTCGAGATACGTCACAACATCTTCACCATGAGGTCCTTCTGGGACCGCATCCACGGGACGGTGGCTGACATGATGCGTGTCCGTACCGCTCTGGAGGGTGGAGAAAATCCTGCTTACCACGTGTACCCACGACCTAGTCGTGATTGCAAGTGGAAGTGTCCATTCTTCAATGTATGCACGTTGGTCGATGACGGTTCTGCCGCAGAGCCAGCAATTGAGGAAATGTACGACGAAGGCGACCCGTATGCGTACTACGGGGACCAAGAGAAAAAAGGAAGCGAGTAGAACATGGGTGTAATTCAGCGGTCTTTGACCGTTATGGTTTACGGCGAATCGAAGGTTGGTAAATCATCTTTCGCAGTCACCGCGCCATACCCGCGTCTTATGCTTGATGTTGAGGGTGGACATAGGTTCCTCCCCATCGTTGTCAAGTACTGGGACCCGCTCCGCGAAGAACCACCTATCGCGGATGGGACTTGGGATACCGTTGTTGTCACTGTACGTGACTACGACACGGTTCTCAAAGCCTACCAATGGTTGCAACAAGGTAACCATCATTTCAAGAGCTTGATTATTGACTCCATCTCGGAGCTCCAGGTCAAGTGCGTGGACAGCATTGCTGGTAACGAACAAATGAAGATGCAACAGTGGGGCGAGCTACTTCGCCACATGGGTGGGCTTCTCCGTGACCTTCGTGACCTAACCATGCACCCCACCAACCCGCTTGAGGCTGTTGTTCTTACAGCAATGTCTCGTGTGGGCCAGGACGGCAAGAACCGTCCGTACCTGCAGGGACAACTCGCAATTCAAGCGCCGTATCTTTACGATATTCTTGGCGCCTTGGTAATCGAGGAAATTCCTAACGCCGACCCACTTGGTGCCCCGCACAAAGTTCGTCGTATGTACGTCGAGCGTACTAACCAGTACGAAGCAGGTGAACGTGTCCAGGGTCGCTTGGGCGCAATTGTTGAGCAACAGAGCCTCAGTATTGAGGTAATGATTGACAACATCTTCGGACCAAAACCGGCTCCGATTCAGATAGCAAGTGAATAGAAAGAAAGAGAGACAATTATGAGTACACTTGATTGGGCACAAATGATTAAGGATTCAAAAGATGGAGGCGGGAACTTTACCCCGATTCCAAGCGGAGACTACGAATTTGTCGTAGTCGAAGCACCACTGAAGACAACTTCCACGGGGAAGATTATGTTCTCCGTGAAGGCACAGGTGCAGGGCGGAGCACACGACAAGCGTCTTGTTTGGGATAACTTTGTTGTCTCTCCTGAGAACAGTACTGCCTTGAGAATCTTCTTCGAACAAATGTCCGCCATGGGGCTTAACCAGGCAGGGTTCTTTGAAAGAGAACCCAGCCCTGAGCAGATTTCTTCTGCTATGGCTGGTCGTCGTTTCCGAGCCAACGTAGGAACAAAAATCTACAATGGCCAAACAAGAAACGAAATCAAGAAGTACTACGCGGTGCAAGGTGCTCCGGCTCCGGTTGCTGCTGCTGCCGCCGCTGCGCCTGCTGCTGCTCCTGCCCCTGTGGGTGCCCCAGCGCCGTCAGGAGCCCCCGTGGCTCCTGTAGCTGCTCCGGCTCCTGTAGCTGCTCCGGCTCCTGTAGCTCCCCCAGTGGAGACTCCTATGGCTTTTGAGGTCCCCGTGCAAGCGTACGTGGAAGCCCCGGCAGTCATCCCACAGGGAGCTCCTGAGCCTCCGTTCTAACCGGAAAGCTAGGGTGTCATCTTCGGGTGGCACCCTAGTTCGTCCCAACTGAAGGTACACAATGAAAATTCTTATCACCGGCAGCACAAGCCCCCAGGCTTCTCGTAAGACTGCCCTGAGGGGCCCCACGTTTGCTTCTCTTATGTACTACTCCCTCCACTCACAGGGGGCATCAGTAGACCTAGTTGAGCCGTCTACCTCTATCACAGAAGCCGAACTTGCCTCGTACGACGCTGTTCTTGTTGGCATTGCACCGCCGACAAGCATCACTGCCACCCGGCTCTACCCCGCTTTTGCCCTTGCCAACAGGGCTAGACACCTTGGCAATCTTGTCCTATTTGTTGATGCCCCCGAGCCTCACAAGATTCAGGCGTCAGTAAAATCTTGCCAGATGAACGTCTCCGATTTACAAAAAGAATTTTATCAAACGAGAAAATCCTACCTAGAGTTTATAGAGAGCTACGATTTTCAAACAGAAGTTTATGAGTTTATTGATTACCTCCACACAGAGACGTGGCCCACCACCTTGTATCCAGCGTTCCCGTGGTCATCTGACGAAGCGGTCAAGAGAGCACTCCCAAACGCTGGGAAGCTGGTTGCAGTAAATCTTGACTCAATCCTAATCAACTCAGGGACAATCACCCCTAACTTAGAGCTCAAAAGAACGTACTGGACCTGTGATTCCCCCAGCACGAGGTGGGCTGAGCGCACAGCAGGGACACTTGTGTACCCAGTGGTTGCCACCAAGAGAAGCCACTGGGACCCCGAAGAGGCAACTCTCACTAGGATGCGGGAGGCAATAGGCACCCTTGTCTCTCTGTACCGCTCTAACGAAGTCTGGTGGTCACCCGCTCTGGCGCAGTCCCTTAGCGTGGGGACACCGGCTGTCACCGAGTGGCGACACAGTGAAATCCTTGGCCCCGAGTGGGCACTACTCGCATCTACTGTCGAGGGCATGTCTAACTCAGAACGATTTGACTTGGCCATCGCGCAAAGGGACTACTACCTTGGCGCGGTGGCTGGTTGGGACCAGGGTCTATCCCAAG